TCTTTCCGTTTCGCTTGCAGATGTCCACACAAAGTTCAATCAGTTTCTGATACACATTATCTTTGAAAGCATAAGGTGCAGTTGCATCAGATGCACATTCAATGGTGATTGCTCTTTGGTCATTAGCACTGGAAGAAGTACACCAGGAACGGTTCTTTTCTTCCACATACATTCCAACCCTTCCATCAGCACCAATTCCATAGTTGCAGGATGCCTGTCTTGAAGTGGGAAGGAAGATGTTTCCAAGTGTTTCAACAGAACACTGACCCACCACACAATGTGGTGTGATGATGTCAATGCTTTTGGTTCTCTGACCGCTGTGGTTAGGTGACAGTTTTGTATATGATACAAGTGGACTATTTGTATATGCCATTATTCTTCACCTTCTTCCTTTCCGTTTGTCAGTTCATCAAGTGCTTCAGCACAAAGTTCAGATTCATCAGTGATGATTTTTTCTTCATCCATAGCATTCACCCCTTCTTTTTCGGTTCAATATAGGTCATTGCAAGGTCACTGTCACCGATTCCATGTGTGGTGGGGTCTGTGACAATTCCAAGGATGGAAAGAACCACAAAGACCGCATTCACAACCACAATCAGTCTGTTTCCAAGTTCACCAAGGTCAATGGTGTAACCAAAGACTGCTGCAACTGCCTGAATGAGCAGAAGAACAGCAGGAATGATTGCAAGCCAAAAGTTTTTGTTCTTGATTCTAACTTTCCAGTTGATGTTCATTTTGTTCACCTGTTCCTTTCTGTCAGTCTGTATTGATTGGAAGTTTCCTGACATCTTCCATGATTTTTTCAGCAGTGCCATTTCCACCAAGTGCCTTGTATGGTGCATAAAGATATTTGTTCAGGTTTTCATCTTCATCTTCAGTCATTGAACCTTTTGCAAGGTATTCTTTGCCTAAACAAATGATTCTGTCATGTCCAAGTCCAAGAAGCATCTTGCTTTGATGGTCAAGAACTTCTTCTTTCTTGTCCTTCTTCTTGTCCTTTCTCTGTACAAGATACAAAATCAATGCCCAAAGACCCTGTGAAGCAAACACCGCTGTGAATATTGCAATCAGCAATCCATCATTCATTTTGTTTTCACCTTCCTTTCTGCTTGCATGTTAAAAGCACCTGACAAGGTATTTCACCAAGTCAGGTGCTTCATTTGATTGTTATTCCTGTGCAAGTTCAGGAAGGTCAAGGTCAATCAGAACCTGCTTCACCTGTTCCCTGATTCTTTCAGGAACATCATTGATGGTTTTGACACCCTTGATGATAAGTGTTGCATAAACAACTGCCATTTTTTCCACATCCTTTCCTAAAATGATTTTAAGTATGAGATAAAGAAACATCAGGCTTCACCTTCAGTTCCAACCCATCCCCTGTCCTGAAGAATCTTGATGACATCCGCTTTCAGCTTCTTGGGAACATCATCAATGGTCTTGATTCCCTTCATGATTAAATCTGCATAAACTGCTGCCATAGTTGTTCACCTGTCCTTTCCTTAACCTAACATTTCATAGACTTCCACAAGTGCAACCTGTGTGTCAGTCATCTGCTGTTCCAGGGATGAATTCTTGTCATCAATCATCTTGATGTATTCATCCTTGTCATACTGCACCAGGTTGTATTCAAAACCAGTGAATCCTTCCTGGTCATCAGTTCCTGCTTCAGAAACCGCCTGGATGTCAGATGCAATCCACACACTGAATTCATCAATGACCTTTTCTTCAGGTCTGACTGTGCTTCTTGTCTTTCCATAATCTTTCATGTGACTTTACCGCCTTTCTTGTTTTTGATGTTGAATTCATAGTATGCATCTGCATACTTCTGAACTGGTGCAATGTACTTTTGTGACAACCTATAACTATCACAATGAATCAACCATCCCTTATAGGAATTGATGGAACACCATTCTGAATAGGTCAAAGGTTTTCCTTCCAACCTGTGCCTGTTCACATTGGTCAGCTTCTTTTTCATCTGCTTGCAGGTGGTCTTCCTTAACAGCTTATAGTTCAAGAAAATCCTATAACCCACATAGTCAACACCCCTGACATAGGAAGGAAATATCTGCCAGTTTACTTTGATTTCAAGTTTCAGGTTCACTTTGAAGTATTCCCTGATGTCTGCAAGCAATCTGTGCAATTCTTCCTTGGTTTCACCGAAAATCACAATGTCATCCATGTATCTGAAATAGTGCTTCACATGTTTGACTTCTTTTATCCAGTGGTCAAATGCTGACAGATAGAAATTCCCTGAATACTGTGAAATATAGTTCCCAATAGGAATTCCAGTGTCACCTGGTGTGGAATCAATGATTTCATCCAATAACCAAAGCAGGTCATCATCCTTGAACAGTTTTCTGTATTTAGTTTTCAGAATGTCATGATTGATGGAAGGATAATATTTCTTTGCATCAATCTTCAAACAATACTGACAACCAGGAACATCAGTCTGCATTGCCTTTTCCACCTTGTGCAAGCACTTGTGGATTCCCCTTTCAGGGATTGCAGAATAGGTGTCATCAGTGAAGGTCTTCAGCAGAATTGGTTCAATGACCTGTAAGATTGCCCACTGACATATTCTGTCAGGGAAATAGGGCAACTTATAAATCAGTCTTTCTTTTCCACTGTCCTTCTTGATGAAGGTTTCATATTTTGATGTTTGATAGGTTTTATTGATTAGCATGTCCTGAAGCATCTTCAGATACTTGTCAGGGTCTTCATCAATCATCTTGACTTCCTTGTACCAACCTTTTCCTTTCTTTGCATTCTTGTGTGCAAGTTTCAGGTTGTCCATGTCATAGATTCTTGAATATAAATTTCCATACCGCTTCATTTTGTATGCACATTTGAATGGTCAAATCTTCAAGAAAATAAAGATTTTCTTTACCAATACAACCTTTCATTCTTTTTCTGTTTTGGCAAGTGCCAGGGCAATATTGTTCACATGTAAGAAGCAGGACATCATTTCTGACATCCTGCTTCCTGTTTTTAATATGCATTTAGTAAGTGACTGCTGATATTCCGATTACGATTCGACACTGCATTATTCACATTCCAATAGAAACTGCCTGCATTAGCACCATTATTCCAATTACTGCCTAATTTAGCAACTGGTGTTTACTGACTTTTTTCAATGGTTTGTGATTCTGACAGTTTGAAAACAATCAGCACAAATTGCCCATAATAATCTTTTTAAGTTCCTTATGCAGCAGATGCAGGTGCATACAGCAAGCGACCGCCGATATAACGAAAACGACGCGACACCGCATTAGCCACATGCCAACAGAAACCGCCCGCACTAGCACCATAATACCAATCACCGCCCAATAGAGCAACCGTGTACTGGGAAGATGCTTTGTTCTGATAGAAATAGTCACCAACAGGAAGTGAACTGTTTCCATTGACTTCAGAAGCAATGAACAACCAGTCAAAGTCTTCACTGTATGCAAAAGCGGAAACATAACCATTTCCGCCTGCAATGGTGATTCCTGCATCCTGATATGCACCATCTTTCTTGGAATCTGCAAAGGTGTGGTCTGCAATATAGACAGAACCTTCACCATAGTTGTAGATGTTGATTCCATCAATCCACTTCCAAATGTTTCCATAAGGATTTTCTTCACCACGATAGGAAACAACAGTCCAACCATCAGTGGTTGTGGCAACACCAGTTGCATTTCCAAGACTGGAAGTGAAACCAGTGATTTCAGACATGTTGGATGCACCATCATCAGTCTTGTTTGTGACACCAACACCAATTGCAGACTGCATGTTGAAGGTTGCATATTCCACAAGGAAAAGAAGTTCAGTTGCAGTTGCTGCCTGAACCGTCAACTGTGTCCAACCTGTTCCACGCTGTGCAGCAATGGTTCTGAATCCGCTTCTTGTTGCACCACTCTGTGTCAGTCCTGAAGTAGGTTTTGCACCTGCAATGGATGCAAGAAGGTCATTTGCCCAATCAACAGTCTGTGCATCATTGATGTTATATGCAGAAGCAGATGTGTCAAAGGTGCTTCCTTCATAAGCACCAATATAAATCTTGTCCATTTCCACACCGTTTCTGACAAAAGCAGGATGAACTTTGAAACCTGCTTTCTTGGTTGCCTGATTCAATCTTTCTGCAAAACTGTTCATACTGAACACCATCCTTTCCGCAAAATGTACGCTTTTAAGATACAACCGAAGTAAAAAAAATTGCATCCACTTCATCAGAATTCAAGTTGTATCTTTCTTTGATTCGCTGAATTTCACCTTGTGTAAATTCAGCACCATCAGTTTCATTGATTTCTTCTCCTAATGTAATCGTCTTAATATTATTACGATAAGTATTACTACGA